ACAGGAGGAAGTAATCCTGGCGTATGGCCTTCTCTTAATCAAGCAGATAAAGATGGTTTTCTTAATTTTGTAAAAGGGGGAATCAAAACAACTACAGTCACTCAATCGACTACTGGTCTCACTATTAGTTACCCAGTAGATGTTATTGATACAAATACATCTCAAGGTAAATGGCTAGCGGGAACAATTTATGATTTGCCAGGGGGGAAAGATGCAATATCAAATTGGGATAACTTATCCGATTCAGACAAAGAAAAATTTATTGATCATGCAGCTAGACGCCGCATGGGCTTTGATTGGCATAGAGGAATAGGTGTTTTTAATCAACCAGGTGCACCAGGAACAGGAGGGGGGAGTGGAGAAGAAAGAGGGCATCCGACTTATTCAATTGTTGAACATGATCCAGTTGAGGGAAGAGAAGTAAGAAATGAAATAATATTAAGTCCTGATAGCAATAGTTTTTTTAATAATGCAGCAGCAGAAAGTGCATATGGTACATATGGTCAGTCCCACTGGAATAACTACGGTAAAAATGAAGCCAGGGCATTACCAGGATCAAAATTTAGCATTAGTGGTGGGAAAATAACATATAACAAAGATCTTGTTGGTGAAGGATTAAAAGAAAACTATGACAATATTGCTAAAAGTTTTAATGAGTCACAGGGAGGGAACTATAAAGGTTTAATTGAAGGAGCTATTAATTCTTTACCTGACAGATATGAATCCGACATAATAACTGTTGATAGAAATAATAACGTAACAGGTGGTGATTTTAATACTTTTAGTGCTTATTACTTAGACAATAAAGTTCCAAAATTTTCAGCCAGTGATGCGGCTCAACCGCCAATGGGTTCTTTTGATCCCAACTATTACGCAACAACAGGCTATGGCCAAGCCGGATTAGAACGCTGGCAGACTGCACAAACAAGTGTTTTAGGATTTTTACCAGATTTAGATGTTGTTGGTGGTTATGGTGTTGAAAATACTAATGACAATATAGATCTTTTTCTACATGGTATTTATACCGAAAAGAGAAATTCTGGTATAGCCGATAAAGACAATCGAGGAAATGCAGCAGAAGAAACAATATATTCTGATAATTATTATGAAAATTGGAACAAAATATATGATGATCCCGCTGCTAATACCGCATTACAAAATGCAATTCGTGATGATCTCCTAGGTTTAACACAAGGAACAGCAAGTGGAGGTCTAACAGTTGAATGGGATGAACCTTTTGTCTTAGACGAAGAAGGAAATATTGTTTATGAAGTTGACGAGTTTGGTAATCAAACACCTTTAATTAACAAAGATGCAGTCAGCTATTTAGAAGGTAGTGTCTTTAATGTTTTTGGAAGAAAAGATTTAGAACAACAAGATAAATTTCAAGCCTTGGCATTAGATGTTCTAAAAACATCTGTAGATAAATTAAATGCAGAGAGAGCAAGAGAAAGAGAATTAGATATCTTTAGGGGGTTGCCCGGTTTCGATGAAATCTACGGAGCTAATTCCACCATTGCTAACTCCATAATTGGTGATAGTGGAATAGGCGGTTTCCTGTCAATGGCAGGAATGAATGTTGATTCAATGACAGAATCGCTTGAAAATCAATTAAGTGGTGTAACTGGTATATCTAATAATAGTAGTGTTTATAACTGGCAGAAATGGTTTGATGAAACACTGCTTGAACGTTATGAAGAACTGGAAGAAGTAACAGGAAAATTAGGTGCAGATATTGAAGGACTAGATCCTATTCTTAATAGAAATGAATGGAATTCTTTTCAAAATAAAGTAAATACAACAGATCCAGAAACGCAGCCTGAAGATTGGAATAAGTTAATGGAAGACAATAACCTTGCAAAAGGTTTGAGCAAAGAAAGAGCTTTAGAAATTAAAAGTCCAGACAACTGGAGTGCTCTATTAGAAAAATATGATTTATCTCCTGATTTAAACAAAGAACAAGCAGTTGAAATATTAACAGATAGTGAAAATGAGATTAGCAGAATTTATACAATTGAAGATGATTTTAGGCAATCGTTTATTGATGATTATATTAAGCCACGTTTTGATCAATCCAAGTCAATGGATGAATTTATTTCATACCTAGACACTTTAGATGAAGATGAACAAAACGTTTTTCAAACACAAGATGCAATGCAAGCATTGAAAAATGTTGCATCAGCACATGCAGCTGCAAAGTTAAACCAAATTCAAGCCACACCAGATCAGTATTTTGATGCTAGTTTTTATTTTGATCCAACAGTTGCAATTGACGAAAGAGAAGGATATGAAGGCCCAAGAGATGAAGACTACAGGAAACAGGCTGAACGTGTTTTAGCTGATTATGAAGCAGCTAATGAAAATCCGAACTCAATTATTGAAGGAACAGAAAGCGCTGCTTATCCCAACGGAATTACTTGGAATCAATACGCTTATTACTATGGTGTTGATCTAAGTAATCAAGACCAATTTGCTCGACTACATTATGATGCAATTGGTAGTGTTAACGGATATGACCCTGCTAAAGATGTTACCAGTGCTGCGGATATTAAAGGGTATATTGTTGACACTGTTATACCAAAAGTTTCTGAGGCAAAACTAGACTTAGGTGATGCAGCTTTTTCTGAATTTACAACGCCAGAAGAATTTGCAGATTATCTTTTAGAGGGTATTGATCCTACTGAAAATAATCCTGAATGGAAAGAAATCTTAGAACAGTTTGGACTAGATACAGCAGCTTCTTTGGACGAAGTTAAAGATTATATTATTGATATTACAAGAACAGGAGCCGCCAAAGATATTAGAGAAGCGATTAAGTATTTAAATGAAAAAAAATTAACTCCAACACAAGAACGGTTAGGAGTTAGTTATATCGAAAGAGATGAAGATGCTAATCCAATAGATGAAGAAGGCACAAGTGCTTTGTTTCAAATTTTTGCTGATGCTGGCTATTCTGGAACAGAAGATGAATTCTTTTCAGAATTTATGCCTGATGCAGATAGGGGAGATATTGCCTTTATTGGACAAGCCATGGGAGACGGGTTTAGTTTAGAAGAAATTTCTAGCGACCCCTTTGCAGCATTGTCCCAAGTTGGTGGGATGCTGGGAAGTACGGATCAAGATTTGTTTGGAAGTGGTAGTAGCAGCAGTGACGAAGACGAAGAAGAATCAAGTTACTTTAGCTTGTTTGATGATCCAAAAGATTCTTATAGTGATGCTGGTAGGGATTATATTAGTGAATATACTACATTCTTTAGGTCATAATGGCAGAAAAATATAAGAAGGCTGCCAAGGCAGCAAAATTAAATAAAGACAAGATGGCTTGCAATAAACCCAAGAAAACCCCTGGACATAAAACTAAATCGCATGTTGTAAAAGCTTGTGATAATGGTAAAGAAAAAATTGTAAGGTTTGGCCAACAAGGAGTTAAAGGTGCGGGTAAAAATCCAAAGACAGCTAAAGATAAAGCACGTAAAAAATCATACTATGCAAGACATGACGCACAAGACAGTAAACCAAGTAAAATGAGTGCCAGGTACTGGAGTCATAAAGTCAAATGGTAAATGTTGAAATAGATATTAGTATTGAAGACTGCCGTACTTTATATACCGCTGTTTGTGATGCAATACAATATTGGCCTGGTTCCCCAGCAAGGCCACCAGAAGAACAACAAAAACTTCAGCAGATGAAGCTATTTTTGTTTAGTATTATGTGTGAGGCATCTTTAGACCTATGAACAAAAGCGGCAGCTACGTGGTTGGTAAACCCAAAAAAACCAATCAAGGACAAGGAAAACATTCTAAACCAAATCACGGACGTAAAAAACACCGTGGACAAGGAAAGTAATATATAGTATAAAGATATGCGGGTTTCCAATGTATCTTTATCAGGACGCACTTTCTATCATTAAAGCCTTTGAAGGTTTCAATGAAAAAGCTTACCCTGACCCAGTCACAGGAGGAAGCCCGTACACCCTTGGTTATGGCACACAATTCTATCCAGATGGCTCCCAGGTTAAACAAGGGCACTGTTGTACCAAAGAAAAAGCATTAGAGTATTTGCTTTACGAAATCAACGTTATTGCAGATGAAATTGATAAACTAAATCTTGACCTTGATTTATACATGAAACAAGGTTTGATTTCCTTTATTCATTCAGTTGGTTGGGATTCGTTTTTATATAGTTCAATCATTGATCAATGCGAAGCCGAAAACTATATTTTAGCTGCACAGGAATTTGGTAAATGGATTTTTAACGAAGAACATGAAGTAATTGGTGGCTTGCTAGATCGTAGAAGACAAGAAGCTAGTTTATTTTTAGATATTGGAAATCTTCCAGGGGACTTGCTATTAAAAGCATTTAGAAATTATTCAGCATCACCAGAGCAAGTTGCAGCTATCAGACAACTAGAAACAGAAATCAACCCCTATGTTTTGTCAGAATTTGCTAACAAATTTAATATTACCCATGGCGGTGATTTTGACCTGTCTGAGGAAGATTTACGGTTCATCTTTGAATTCCAAAAATAATTCTATACACTAGAATGAGTGAAGTAAAGGTTAATCGAATGGGCGACTCAACTTCCACCAAAGAATTTGAATTGCCACTGCATTTACAGCTTGCTATGCGTAAAGCAGAGCTGGAAGCAAAAGAGTTAACCTGGGACCAGCTTTATATTGCGCTTTTAAACCTCTACCATCAACGTCTCCTGGAAATCCAGGCCGTAAAAGACATGATGCAAGCTGAGAACATCGAACTAGAATTTGACATTCCTAGCGATATTGAGTTAGCCCAATTGGCACTAACACTTATGGCTGATCAAGATGAAGAAGAGGACGATGATGACATCATGCCTTTCTTTATTTAAATTAAAAATTACTCATCATGCCAGCCAAGCCGGTAGCATAGATATCACGACGGCCTTCAACAGACTCTTGACGCTTTTGACGCTTTTTGGAGCCTTCAAGTTTGTTTAAAAGATTTTGGAATGTGTCCAGGTCTACTGTTGCATCATCCTCATACGTAGCTTGATTGGCAGCCGTACTGGATGGATTTTGATACATATCTACTGTATAAACAGTAGGACTGTAATGTGTCGCTGATCCTCTTGGTCTTGACATGATTTGTTCCCTTTTTAATGAAAAATAAAAATTTTTATTATTTTTTCTTTTTTAAAGAAGAAGGTTTTGATTTAGAAAATACTGCGGTGTTGGGATTAGCCTTAGGTTTACCCTTTGGTTTTTGGTACAACTGCCGCAGTTTTTTTAAATCGTAATAGTCTGGATTCGCCATGACCCTCGATCAAGCAGTCCTTCTTGCCTTAGCACGACGGGCTTTAACAGCCCCTTTGGCAACTTTATTGCCTTTCATATCAGCACGCTTGTCTTGCATTTTAGATACATTTTCAGCCCGAGCACTAGCACGTTTCATGCGTACGTCTTGTTTTTTGGCGGCACGCTTTTCAGCAACCTTGGCGCCAGATGCTCCAGATGCCTTAATAGCTTTGTTTCCAGCAGCTCGTTTTTCCTTAGCTTTTTCGTCGGCAGTAGTACGCTTGCCCGCAGCAGTAGCACGATTATCAGAACGAGCGGCTTTTTTATCAGCCAATTTGGTTTCTAGTTTTTTTAACCGTTCGTTTAGAGCCTTAAAGTCAGAAGACGCGATTGGACCGTCGGGTGTTCTTGGTGCAGCCATAACAAAAAATGTATTTACTATTATTCTAAATTAATTAGTCTATCTAAGTACCACTGGGCTTTTTTCAGTGACTCAATACCCCCTTTATGCCTTTCGCGCCAAACATATTTTGCTACGTTACCTTTTAAGTAGCCTCTATATTCTTCTGGCGTTAGCTGCGCTTCGATGGCTTCAATGCATTCAATTTTACCGTCACTGTAATGCGAAGGATGATTAACAGTATCACTTAAGACAGGTAGTTGTTCATCAAAAACTTCTTGATGTTTTTCTAGATAAACATCCCATGCTTTTCGACTAGACAATGGCTTATCCTCCTCTTGTGTAGCCCAAGGGACAGGACAAACACCCCCAGGGCACTCTAATGTAGTATCTATCGGTTCAAACCAGCTTTCATTTTCCTTTGTTTCTTCTCGTCCATCTCCATCTCCTCCGGTGCAAAGTCTCCCATGTCCACCATTAACTGCCGTGGCTGAGGCATTGCTCCCATTGCAATTCCCTGTTCTGCACTTGGAATCGTTCCCGTTACTCCGCATCGCTGTAGTTCCTCTGGATCAATAGACAAATTAGTACGAGGACGTGATTGTTGCGTTACCGCAATTCCTCTATTGAATTGATCATACACCGGAACGTCATTATTTTGGTTGTCTAATTCCTGTCCAAAATCTGAAATTGTAGCCAGGCGAGTCTTAAGCTCGTCATTACCTTCGATAAAAGAGGATAGGAAATCCATGTAACTTCATTGCCATTAGTTAAGTTCAATTATAATTCAACTATGATAACTTCTAAGCATAGTAT